GTTTATAAGTGTGGACAATCCGGAAAACTTTTCAAAGCTGAACTGAAAGCAATGCAACGTCGCTTTGGACCTATGATGGGTGTAAAATAAAATTAAAAAGGGGGTTGACATTCAATCCCCTTTTTGCTATAATATGCTATATAATAAAAAGAAAGTGAGATACTATGCTAAATGAAAAAGTAATACTAACAGACGTAGATGGAGTCCTTCTTGATTGGGCTTACGCGTTTACGCAATGGATGGAGCGTCATAACTTTGAAATGCTTCCAGGCGGTCATGCAGAATATGACGTAAATAAACGTTATAACTTAACGGTTGCTGAAAAAGACCGTATTGTTCGTATGTTCAACGAGTCTGCATGGATTCGAAAGCTACCTCCACTACGAGATGCAGTAAAGTATGTTCGTAAGTTACATGAGGAACATGGATATATTTTCCGTGCAATCACCTCTCTAAGTACTGACACATACGCTGGTCATCTTCGTACTAAGAACTTGATCGAATTATTTGGTCCAACGGTTTTCGAATCGTACGTCTATCTAGATACTGGAGCTGATAAAGATGATGCTCTAGAAATGTACCGTGATAGTGGATGTTGGTGGGTAGAAGATAAACCACAAAACGCTCTTCTCGGTCAATCAATTGGACTAGAGTCAATTCTCGTAGATCATCCTTTCAATCAAGACTGTACTGGCGTTCGCCGTGCTAAAAATTGGAAAGAAATTTATGAAACAATTGTAGGTTACTAAGAACTACAACGTATAAATAAAGTTAAGCACAACCACTTAATTTGACATGGATCAGTGAGGCGACCTTATGTGCTTAGGGCGCCTTTTTACGTTAAGGAGCTTAAATGCCCACATATACATTCGAAGATATTAACACCGGAGAACGACAAGATCAGTTTATGAAAATTTCAGAACTCGACACCTTCCGCGATGATAATCCTCACCTAAAATCTATTATTACTGGCGCACCCTCCATTGGCGATCCAATCCGTCTTGGCTTGAAAAAGCCAGATGACGGTTTTCGTGATGTACTAAGAAACGTTAAACACCATCACAAGAAGGATAACATTAATACATTTTAGACGTTATCCTTACATAAGGAGGTTTCATGGCCAAACACAAGCGCAGACTATCCCGAAGCGAAAAACGTAGAATGGAAAGAGAAATGGAACACATGGTTGGAATTCTCAACCAAAAGTTCACGATGAGACAAATATCACCTCTCACGCCATCTCAATCTAATCTATTCGATTCTTACCAACAAGGATACAATCTAGCCGCCATTGGAACAGCAGGTACAGGTAAAACAATGTGTGCTATGTATTTAGCACTTAGCGATGTACTACAGAGAGGAGAGTATGAAAAGGTCGTCGTCATAAGGTCTGCAGTTCAAACACGCGAGCAAGGGTTTATGCCGGGCAACAAAGCCCAAAAAGAAGCGGTATTCGAACAACCATATACGGATATCACCAACGACTTATTCGACAGAGGAGACGCATATCAGATTCTAAAATCTAAAGGAATGATGCAGTTCATGAGCTCGTCATTCGTAAGAGGACTTACATTCGATAATTCAATTATTCTCGTAGATGAATGTCAGTCTATGACCTACCACGAACTAGATTCAATTATTACACGGGTAGGAGAATCATCTAAGATCATTTTCTGTGGTGATACTAAACAAGATGACTTACAACAGTCGCGTAACAGAGCAGATGTTTCAGGACTTCATGATTTCATAAAAGTTCTTGCAGCGATTCCAAGCTTTGATGTTGTAAAATTTGGAGTTGACGACATTGTCCGCTCAGGTCTTGTTAGAGAATATATCATCGCTAAAACGAGGTTACTGGAGGCCGCGTAATAAATAGAAGGTAGGAGTCTTGTCGGCTTCTACCTTTTATTCATTCAAGAGGTCAAAATGCCAAAAGTAGTTAGAGTCGACAGTGATTCGCATATCGGACATGCTTCTCCGACTCCAAACCCATTTCACAAAACCGCTTATTCTTCAGCTGGGCAAATTAAAGTTTTTGCTCACGGTAAGTTAGTAGTTACAAACGCCGGAGGATTTACATTTTGCGGCGATCCTGCTGTTGGTGGATCTTCTAAAGTTTTCATTAACAATAAAGCAGTTCATCGTAAAGGTGACGCCACAGGCGGCCACGAATCGTGGGTTTCAAACTCTGCCGCTTCAGGCGCGCCAAAAGTATATGCGGATGGTGATTGATGTCTAATCCAGATTATGCAACGTTACTCGCTCTTATTGCACAAACGGAGCCAGGCGGCATTCGCAATGATCTTATTGCGCAAACATATCAATTTAACGAAGTACTCACTCCTGAAGAAGAGGAACTCTTTGCTTATTGTGAAGATGATTATATCGAGTACAATCCGGGAATAAATAATTACAACAGTTTTTCGCAGCCATATATGGCAGAAGGATACGTCGAGCTAGACGAGAACGGCGATCCTTTTGTAGTCATACCCAATTCAACGGGATTTACTTCATATGTCGGCGTGTACTTTGATCCTACAACAGGGGAAACAACCTAATGGCTATTACAAAAAGAGGAGATAAGGGCTCCGCACTGACATATAACGAGATGGATGATAACTTCGATGCTATCGCTCCTCGTACTTCTGAAACGGGATCTTTACAGGTTCCTGCCGGTACTACAGCGCAGAGAGACGCGAGTCCTGGTGAAGGTTATATGCGATTTAATACTGTCACCAAACAGTTTGAAGGCTTCCAAGGTACTACATGGACCGGCATGGGTACTGGTGGAGGTGGTGGTACGCCGGGTGCAGATGGTGCTCAAGGCGCCCAAGGTACGCAGGGTATCCAAGGTGTTCAGGGTTTGCAAGGCACACAAGGAGTTCAAGGAGTTCAAGGACTTCAAGGTTTGCAGGGTTTCCAAGGATGGCCTGGTCAAGATGCTAGTATGCAAGGCTCACAAGGCGTACAAGGCAGGCAAGGAGTTCAAGGATATTTTGGGCAGACTGGTCCTCAAGGTTTTGATGGACAAGACGCCGTTGGAACACAAGGTGCCCAAGGTATTCAGGGTTGGCAAGGTACTGACGGTATAGACGGAGGAGAAGGCGCCCAAGGTCCTCAAGGTTTTCAAGGTGATCTTGGTTTCCAAGGTCCTGCCGGTAATGCACAAGGTGCGCAAGGTACCGATGGCTTTCCTGGACAACCTGGACCACCTGGTCCACAGGGTATTCAGGGTGCTCAGGCATTTCAGGGTATACAAGGTGATCTTGGTTTTCAAGGTCCTCCTGGTTCTGGGTTTCAGGGTATTCAAGGTTCGCAGGGTTTCCAAGGGAATACTGGTAATTCTGGTAATAGCGGCAATCAAGGTATTCAGGGACTTGGCGGTGAAGCAAGTTTCCAAGGTGCACAAGGTACTACCGGTATAGGTGTTCAAGGTTTTCAAGGTGATCTTGGTTTTCAAGGTCCTGCTGGCTCTGTTCAAGGTACTCAAGGTTTTCAAGGGATCGGTTTACAAGGTCCTGAGGGTTCTGGTACTCAAGGTTTCCAAGGTACACAAGGCTTTATTGGCGCTGGCGGTACTGGCCCACAAGGTTTCCAAGGTGTTGATGGAGCGACAGGCGCAGCATCTGACGTGCCAGGCCCACAAGGTTCACAAGGTTTCCAAGGGGATACTGGTGCTTCCGGTACTAATGGCCAGCCCGGCCCACAAGGTATTCGGGGTACTGATGCGACGGGTACTCAAGGTTTCCAAGGCTTTGACGGTGCTCAAGGTTCAACAGGTGCTGATGGTGCTCAAGGTTTTGACGGCGCTCAAGGTACTGCGGGATTGGGACAAGATGGCGTTCAAGGTTTCCAAGGTTTTGCTGGATCTGTACAGGGTATTCAAGGTGCTGATGGTGCGCCGGGAGTTGGGGATCAAGGTATTCAAGGTTTCACAGGTATTCAAGGTTTCACAGGTATTCAAGGTGCCGACGGTGGCGGAGGATCAGGTTCATCTTCTGCTACTTATACATTTACTGGTTCTTCCTTTGATACGACACTTACTAAAGTTGATCCAACTGCTGCAAGAACTGTTACACTCCCAGATAAAGATGGAACAGTTCTAGTTGCTGAAAGCGATCGTCTTATGCAGATGGTTTCAGGAAGCCAAGGCTATCCATATATTTACCTCGCTCATAACGGTACTTCTTTTCCATCAGATGGCCCGCAACTTCTATTCTTTAAACAAGCACTCACGTCTCATTCAACTAGTAACCTAGGTCAAGTAGTATTCAGAGGTAGAGATTCTAGTAACTTTGTACATAATTATGGTACGATATCTCATTGGCTTCATGATAACACGGCTGCGGGTGAAGAAAGTGAATTTAGATTCCAAGCATTTAGAGGCGGTGTTCAAACTGAATTCTTAGCAATAAACAGGCAAGGTGGTAATACTGTAAGACTTGGCTCAACAGTCAATCTAGACATGAACGGCAATGATATTATTGACACACCGCTGATTACATCTACCGGAGCACTAGAGTTAACATCTGCTGCAAGCAGTAATATAATATTAGATTCGGCCGCAGACATAAGGTTAGAGCCCGGTAGCAGCTCTCATATTGAACATATTGGTCCTACAACAGATCATTACCAATCTCTTGGTAGTTTGAGTGGAAGTAGAACTATAGACCTTGAAGCAGGTAACTACTTTGCTGGTGCGATTCTTAGTAGTGTAAACTTTTCATTTGTAAATGAATCTTCTACTTCAGACCAAACAAATTGGTTTGTTTTGATGCTGACCAAAGTAACGAGTTCAAGCATTTCGATTACTTGGCCTAGTGAAGTAGATTGGCCTGGCGGCACAGCCCCACCTGTTATGGGAACAAATGAAACAGACGCATACGCATTTTTTACAATTAATGGTGGAACAACTTGGTATGGATTCCACGTAGGAGATAATATGGTATGAGTAGTATTATTGTTGGTTTGGCAGCGGCCAGCGCGCGTGAGCCAGAACCTTTTGATGTAGATATTTCAACAATTTCCTATGACGGAACTGTTGTACCAATGGTTCAGTCTATTGTGCCTAGTGGTTACGAAGGCATGTCAGATAGTAATGTTTATGCCGGCGAGGCTACTCCCGAAAATATGCAAAACTCTCGAGATGGTAGAGGAATCACTGTTGGGCAGGGCCAAGGCGCTAACTTTATTTGTTGGGAAATGCTTTGGGGTGGCGGCAAATGGGCAGCTGGAAATACTGAACTTTTTGAAACTTCTTATGGGCTTGACGCGTCAAGTTTTACTTCTGCTCACGGTGGATGGAATTGGATAGATTCAAATAATTGTGTTATGTACCAAGATAATACTTTTGACGATCATGTATTTGAAAAATACACAGTTTCTACACAGTATGATATATCAACAAGAAGTCTTAATGAAGTTTCAGGACAAAAATGGCAGGCTAATACCACACATTGGCACACAATGCCAGCGCAGAGTTTCTTTGGAGATGATACTGGTTCATTTGTAATTTTGGCTGATAAAGACGGCCTCTACAAATATAACTTATCAACTGCTTGGGATATCAGTACAATGCCCGCGGTGCCAAATGAATACTATCAAGAAAATGGCTCAGGTAATCAAATGTTAAATTGTGTCTTTATAAACCAAGGAGGCACTGACTTATTTTATACCGATAGTTTAACTGATCAAGATATTCATCATAAAAGGATGGATCCTCCTTGGGATCTAACTTCTCTTGTGTCAGCTACTAAAACTACTTACAATCAAGCAACATATAATCTTATTACTTGTGATGCAAATGCTCCAGAAAATATGGGAAATAGCAGACTTGTTGGGATGGTTTGGAATGAATTTGTAAATAGGGATAGCCATAATGTTGATGTAAGCAGAAATTCTTATAACAGCGTAAGTTTAACCGGAACCGGTACTTGGAATGGTGGAGTTACTTATAACGGTGGATCTAAAGGATCATTTCTTAGATTTAACGAATATGGAACATATTGCATAGTATTAGCCGGAGATGATGCTCCTACAAGACTAGATCTTTCTACACCTTGGGATATTAGTACTGCTGCCTACAACAGCTCTAGAACTATGAGCCCAACTCTAAATACTTTAACGTCAACGACGGCAGATATATCTGATTTTATTATAAATCAGGAAGGCACTCGCGCATTTGTTTTATCTGAAAATTTTTCACCAGACACCATTTATCAAATAGATTTTTCTACAGCATGGGATTTGACAACAGCGTCGTATAGTAGCGTATCGATTGTTCCTAATACATTGATCGGCTTGTCTAGAGCGTGGCACAGTATTGCTATCTCTCAGGATGGAACAAAACTGTATATTTCAGAAACATCTGCGGGAAAAATATATCAAGTTAATCTGTCAACAGGTTGGGATCTTTCAACTGCTACATTCACTAGTGGCGACGACATGTCTCAGACAACGTCAGGAAGTCCTTCGCACACAAAAGAAACTTTTCCTCAAATATATGTAAACGAAAATGGTGATTTTCTAACAATTGCCGGAAAAACCACAGAAACTATCTTTCAATATGATTTAACTGATGGCGATATTAATACCGCTACGTATACCGGAAAATCTTATGATTTAACAGCCATCAATGCAAACATGGAATGCAGAGGATGTAATTTTAATATTGATGGCCAACACATTTACGTTATAGATAATGATTTTAATCTAGGTTCTGGAGGTCCAACATATTATCAGATTCAAAGCGGCGGGGCGGCTTCGGCGAACACTTCAGTGTGGGATGGAAGAGGAACCTTCGGTGATCCTGCTGGAAAGTATGTTTTGCTTAATAATGGCGATGCCTTGCACAATATGATGAGAATGTGTACTGCATCGCCAGGAAACACATATGGCTTCGCTGGAATGGATTTTCCAAGCTACAATCCAAGCGGAGTAGGATACGGAGTACTCGTAGATCCTGACACCAGCGCAGCGAGTAATGTAGCATATGCTAAAAATTATAATTGTAGATATACAGCACATTGGTTTTTTCCCACATATCCAGATGAAACAGGAGACGAAGAGTATCTTATGCATATGGCTGCTGATACAGGCACCCAGCTTCAGTTAGATAGTTGGAGACTACAAAGTCCTGGCAATATTCAATCAGTTACATTTAACGGTATTCGTCAGCAGCTAAACAGCAGTACTTACGACGACGGTGTTGCGGGTATAGATATTACTCCAAGTAATTATATGATGACTATCAAAGAAACTGGATCAGGAGCTTCGCAACAGTTATCATTAGAATATTTTAGTATTAACTCTATTTCAGGCACCGCCGATTTTTCTGGACCAAGCTCCACATCTGATATTACTACTTGGTGCAGAAACACTGATGGATTTACCGATACTATTGATTTAAGTAGTCAATTTATACGACCGCATGGAATCAAAACCCGAAAAGCAGCACATTGGGAATCTGGACTTTCGGGACAAAGACGTTTATTTGCATTATTTAATAACAACCGAACAACAGGTTTAACTAACTCATACGTAATGAGAATGGCAACAGCTACATCGTCGCAGGTCAACACTTCTGCAAGTGCATGGACTTTTCAAACGGGAGCAAATTATCTTTGGGAAGTTCCAGAGGACTCACCAGGAAGTGGTATCGATGAGAGATATCCTAATATCAATGGATGGGATGTCTCATCTGATGGATCTATCATTCTCATTTTAACAGACAAAAAGCTTTATAAGTTTACTGTAACAAGTCCTTGGAACTTAGGTAACAGCAACATTGTTTTCGATAGCTCGGTAGCTATTCCTCTTGTAGGTAACTCGTCTCCTAGAGGAATGTGGTTAAGTCATGATGGAACCAAACTTTACGTTGTAGATAATAACTCTCTTTTCTATCAGTATAGCTTTTCGTAGGAGACAAAAAATGGAATTAGCAAAAGTAAATGAAGATGGCACATTAGTTTGGCCTTATACATTTAAAGATTTAAGATCTGATAACTCAAATGTGAGTTTTCCAAAAGACTCAGAAATGGACGCAGAATTTCTTTTGAATTGGAATGTATATCCTGTGATCTCTACTCCTGAACCAGAATATAATCCAGAAACTCAATACGTGTCAAATGCAACACCTGTTAAAACGGACGCAGGCGTAGAAGGAAGATGGAATGTTCGAGAGATTTCTCAAGATCGGTTAGAAGAAAACATAAGATCTATGAGAGATACTCTGCTGAAGCAAACTGATGTTCATATTTTAAGAGCATATGAAGCCGGAGAAACCCCGCCTGCAGATTGGGTTGCCTATAGAACCGCACTCAGAGATATTCCTGCACAAGAAGAATTTCCAACAAATGTGACTTGGCCAACAAAACCTAGTTGACATTAGCTCAATATGTGTTATAATTGAATTAAGTTCATAAAAAGGATATATTATGTTTACACATGTTGAGCACGGTGTTGTGCTTCCAAAATTAACAAGAGAGACTACTGAGAGCGGTCGCAAATATTTTACGCCAGAAGGAAATTCTTATCCTTCTATTACTACAGTTCTGAGTATTCTTAGCAAACAAGCAATTATGGAATGGCGGAAGAGAGTTGGTGAAGAGGAAGCAAACAAGATTTCTCGCCAAGCAGCAACTCGCGGTACTGCAGTTCACTCTTTAGCAGAAGACTATCTTAATAATAATGAGGACTGGAGCAAAGGTGCAATGCCTGCTAATCTAGCATCCTTTAATGATATTCGACCAATTCTCGATAAACATATAGATAACATATGGATGCAAGAACAGTTTCTTTATAGTGATAAACTTAAATGCGCAGGACAGGTTGACTGCATCGCTGAGTTTGACGGTCAACTTTCTATTGTTGATTTTAAAACATCTCGTCGTGTAAAGAAGAAAGAGAATATTACAAGCTACTTTATTCAAATGGCTTTCTATGCTGCAGCGTTCTATGAAAGAACAGGTATTCCTATTCGACAAGGTGTGATCGTTATGGCAGTAGATGGTAATGAACCACTCGTGTTCAAAGAAAATACTTATGATTACTTAGAGCATTTTCAATCCGTAAGAAAAAAATACAAAGAAATGTACGAAAAGGGTTGACATTCGAAAACGAATGTGATATACTGTGTTCCTAACAATGGAGACTCATATGATTTTTTACACTGACACTGGGCCTAAATCTGAATATAATCCCGCTTTCATCTATCGTCTCAATCCAAACACTCAATATATCAAACATCTCGAAAATCTCTTCTACCTTAAATTCCTCGAACTTAAATCTGACAATATGGTAGAACGGCATCAGGCCAAAAAAGAAATCGATATTTGTAATAAAAAACTACAATTCTGGGAACGAAAAATCGACAACCAGGAACTCATCGACAATAAACTATCTGAACTTAAAAAAATCTGGAACATATAATATGGCTTATCTTATCGAACTTGACGTCTCTCACGAAGCAGCCCATGAAGAAGTTGTGCAACTTGCCTACGATCAAGGCTGTACCGTACTCAGTAAAATGGAGCACGGCCCAGCCGGTGGCAATCCATCCTACACGTTTGCCGCAGATTCTAAACAAAAACTAATCGGTCTTGCTCAAGAAATAAACGGAATTACTCTTGACGAAGAATGGATTAAAACAAAAATCATCGACGTTGCAGAATCTATCGGAAGGATTCACGCTTGACACCTATAGAAATATTTGAATACAAAAAATCTTGGCAACGAGAAGGAAGTGGATACTACATGGTACCTATTCATTCTGATTATCGTTGGCAAGCTAAACAAGTTATAAAGG